CCCGGAACCTCTACTGCTACTGAATATACCAAGTCACAGAACCAAGCATTACAGCGTTTAGGCACAGTCTCTAGTATTGCTGCTCATTTGTGGGCAGATGTACTGGATAAGGCTGTAAAAGAGTATGCCAGCTTCTTAGAATACGATGAGAAGATGGTAGAAAAGAATGCTTCAGGTTTCCAGTCTACTACTGTTGACCATGTTGCATTAGGTCTTGGTGAAGTAGCTAGCTGTGAGCCAGAGTTCTCTGAATTACTTCCAATTTCCTCTGGCCAGATTAAAGATACGTTGATGCAGTTAGTAAGTGCCAAAGATCCTATGCTTATGGCTCTTATTACTCATCCACAGAACAACGAATTGGTTAAGAAGGCTCTTGCAATTCCAGAGCTTTACATTCCTGGGATTAATGACCGCACTAAACAGTATCGTGAGATTACTGAACTGTTACAGGCTGGTCCGGTCCCAAGTCAAAACTCTCCATTAGGTGAAGAACCTACAGTTGTTCCAGAAGAACACGATGACCACATGGTCGAAATGGAGATTTGCAAGATTTGGATGAATAGCTCCAAAGGTCAGAAGGCGAAGAAAGCAAATCCAGCAGGTTATAAGAATGTTCAGTTGCATTGGAAAGCGCATCAGATGATGCAGCAATTACGCACTGATACGCCCAATGAAACTCCTCCAGGTAAAGAACCAGATTCAGCTTCAACTAGAGTAGGTGGATAATGTTTAGGTTTCCTAAAGTATTCTTTTCTCCCGGTGATTCTGGTGGTATTGGTGATGTCGAGCCAATCGAACAGGGTCCAACAGATAGAGATATTCTGAATAGTGAGGATGATGATGCCGTTTCCGATGAAAAACAACCCGTTCGAGAACGTGGCAAAGGAAAAGGGCAAGTTCCCGATGAAGAAGAAGGGGACGAATCCATTCCAGAAGAAGTCGAAGAAGAAGATGACGAAGAAGAATCCGATGATGATGAAGGATCTGATGGGACTGAAGATGAAGATGTAGAAGATGATGAGGATGATACAGAGGAAATCTCTGACCTCGCCGCTTCAGATTTAGCTAAGGCAGTAAAGAAAGCTGCCCCTGATCTCTTTAAGAAAGTTCCCGGTCTAAGAGAAGCATTAGAACGAGAAAAAGAATTTGGAGAAATTGTCGCTACTCCAGAGGATGCTAAGACTGCTGTTAGAGATGCTCGCTTTCTTTCAGCTATCTATCAAGACATTGCTTCAGGCGACGTAAAGCGGACCGGAAATTTTCTTAAGGCAATCAAGGAAACTAATCCTGATGCCTTTGAAGATTTCTCTCATACTATTTTAGAATCAATTGGTGAGCTTGATCCTCAGATGTATGGCCAAGTAATGTTAAAGCCAATGAAGAAGGCTTTAATGGCTATGTATGCTGATGCTCTGCGAACTGGTAATAAGAACATGGCGGCTGTTGCTATCCATGCTCATAATTACTGGTTTGAGACACAGGATATTAAGGCACCTTTAGAGGAGAGGAAGAAGGTAGGTAAGACTAAGGAGCAGGAAGCTTGGGAGTTAGAGAAGCAGGAATTTGAAAACACCAAGCTTGGTGACTTTAAGTCTGGCATTACGGAAGTTGTTAATCATTCCATGAAGCTCTCTATTACCAAAGAGTTAGATGGTATTAGGCTGGATGATTATCAGAAGCGTAATGTTATTCGTGATATCTTCACTGAAGTAGATCGTGTTCTCGGTGAAGATAAGCGATACTTACATGGAATTCAATCTCTTTTCGATCAGGCTAGAAGTTCTAAGTTCTCTCCTGATTGGAAGTCGCGTATTGTTAAGGCGTATTTGCAACGTGCAAGACAGGCATTGCCAGCTATTCGTAACAAAGTGTTAAAAGAGGCTGGCGTCAAAGTTAACGGAACACAAAAGTCTGAGTCGCGCCGATTGGTTCCTGCTGGATTGGGCGGCAATAGAAGTGAAGAAAAGATTGACTTCAGCAGAGTTGATCGTTCACGCACCACCGATATGGATATACTCAACGGTAAACCGAAGTATATCAAGTAGGAGATAAATCATGGCAGTAGGCGGCACTCAGTTACTCGCAACGGAAATGGAGAAGGTTCGTAAGAAGCTCTCCATGTTGTATGAGTTGGAATCGGCTAAGTTCTTCTCGACTGTGGAAAAGAAGGATACGGAAGTTATCTCTGAGCGAGATATGCGTATTCCTCTTGCCATTGGTCCGGGTGGATACTTTGGCTACTACAACCCGGATGGCGGAGATTTAGGTGTTGGTGATGGTCAGACCTACGATAAGGCTGTCATCAATACCGTGAATTTCAAGCACGCCATTCAGTGGAACACTAAGGCTCAGTGGGGAACTGATGATAGCCGGAAGTCGGTTATTAATCTGTTCAAGGAACTGATGGCTAAAGCAATGCCAGAGTTCCGTCGCCAGACTGAATCTCAGTGCATGACGGCTGGTAATGGTGTTCTTGCAACCGTTACTTCGCTTTCTACCACCACTCTTACCAATGATACCATTACCTGCACGACTGATGGTTATGGTGTTAAGCTGCTCCGTAAGGGTCAGCGTATTCTGGTGTATGATTCGGCTTTAGCTGCTCCACGTAGCGCGACTCCCGCTAAGATCATTGCATATGACTTAGTGAACAAGCGCGTTCAGCTGGATGTCACTATTGCTGGCATTGCACCGAACGATGTTATTGTTCCCGAAGGTTTATCAGGAGCTAATCCTGTTGGACTCTTTGGCGTTCCGTATCACGTTCAAAACAGCACGGTTGGTGCGTGGTTAGGTTTACCGCGTGCTACTACGCCAGAAGTTCAGGCTAACAGGGTCAATGCTGCTTCGGCTGCTTTAGCTCCTGCGTTTGCGCGTCGTGCTATTAATGGCATTGGTGATCGACTGGGAATGGATAACAAGACTCCATTAACAGCTTGGATGCATCCGTGTCAGGTTCAGGCGTATGAAGCTCTTGGTCAGTTAGTTTCCATCATCAATAAGGAAGCTAGTGAACAGGGACTCAATCTGTTCTTCTCGGAGAACATGCGTCTTGCTGGTGCTCCCATTAAGCCAAACTTTGTCTGGAACAAGACGAGGATTGACTTTTTGACTAATGATCATTGGGGCCGAGCGGAACTCCATCCCATTGATTACTATACTGTTGAAGGCCGTAAGATTTTCGAGATGCGCGGACCTTCAGGTGGAGTTGCTACGTCGCAGGTGTTCTATATCGTGGCTTCATGGAACCTGTTCTGTGATTGCCCACCTGCTCAGGCTTACATTGATAACCTGTTAGTCCCAACCGGCTACTAAGGTTAATTAGTGTGGGGAAGGGGGCCAGTTTCGCTGGGATGAGCTGGCCTCCTTTTTTATAACATGACAGATATCGAATACTACAACGAACTTCTCATCACTCTGTATGGTAAGTGCCCTATTACCAATCAGCCAAAATATCGGATTGTCCGCTCTGAATTACAGACGGAGAAAAGATATGGCTCTTATGATGTCGTAACTCAGGAAACTGGGTTATGGCTAGGAGTCAAGCAAGGTTTAGTAGAGATCAAGAAATACTGGTATCTTAAGGATTGCTGGCTCCTTGAAAGAGTTGAGCCTAATGTTGATCGAAAAGATGTTCTCTACGACAAGTTTACCTATGAGCCTCTTTATCCTTTCTTAGATAAAGATGACAATCCGCTTCCGTTTAGCTGGAGAGCAGTAGAGTATCTATTAGGTAAACTGGAAAGAGCAGAACGCGGAGTTAAGAAAACAGAAGAAGATCATCGGCAGGACGAAGAAAAGAGCCAGCAAGAAGAAAGCGACAAAGTCTTTGGCATACTGGATGCTCCTGATCCTACTAAGCCATTGCCCACGTTTACAACGTCAACATTACTAGGTTAACAATGCCAACAGCAACTGTTCTTTCCATTTGCCCTTTTGAGACTATCGAGATTAAGCCAATCGCTAATGGCTATTTCCATATTCCTGCCGCTGAGAAGGATGATTTTGTTCTTCTCCATATTAATGACTCATCTTATATTCAGCGGCTACCGGCTACTGATCATAATATCACGATTCATGTAGCTGCTCACCACATTGCCCGCTCATTAGTCGATGACTTTGTTAACACGGTCATTGAGGCTACTGAGATTGCTGGACCCGGAATGATGTGGTTTGAGAATAAGCTCAGCAAGATGGATGTTATTGTTAAGTATAAGGATGAGCTTGAAGCTCTTAAGGCTCGCCAGATTAATTGGTTTAAGAATCTCTGTCAGAAGGCAGATGATGACTGGAACCAGTATCGTAAGATTGGTTTAATTTCTGGACATCAGAAGTATGCTGCTAAGTATCTTGGGCATAAGGCTGAATGGCTGGTTGAATACAATCAGAACGATGGATTAATGGATTGCCCAGCTTGCTACTCTAAGATTGATGCTCGTGCAGTTGTTTGTATTAATTGCAAAGCTGTCTTGGATAAGACTAAGGCTGTTGCTTACGGAATCATTGCAGCGGAAGTAGCTAAGGTTACGCCTGCTATTGCTGCTAAGGGATAACAATGCCGAATCTAGCCTCAGATGTATTCTTAAGAACTAGAGCAATCCTGAATGATACTGCTATTGACCTCTATACAGATGAGGTTTTACAGCCATATCTTCGTATTGCTAATGATGATTTATCTGATGAGCTAGTAGATAATGGTGCTCCTTCTCAGAAGGAAGTATCTACGGATATTGTCCTTAATGTAGGATTCAAAACCCTACTTCTTCCTGACAATATGATTTATCCTATTGAGATCTTTGAGAAGAATCAAGGAGAGGATGACTCATATTATAGGAAGATGGATCAAAGAGAATTTCTTCCTAATCTATTACCTGGTAAGGAATTAGGATACTGGGCTTGGCGTGAGCAGAACGTAAACTTACTTGGCGCTAATATCATTAAAGTAGTTAGGATGAGATACTATCGTCTCATTACTGACCTGATTGGTGTTAATAGTCCA